CCTCAATAAAGGTATGCAGTATATTGGCTTCGTGTCCGAACAAAAGCGTGATGAGATTTTGAGTCACAGTAAGTTCTTGCTCGATCCTTCTTGGTCAAAGACTTACGGTGAGCATTTCAATCGTGTCGTCATTGATGCAATGCTCATGGGCGTTGTTCCTATTGCTCGTAATCTTGGTGTGTCTAATAATGAGAAGGGCGAAGGTTTACTCAAACCTGATAAGAACTATTTGATGATTCCTTGGGACGCAACACCTAAACAGTTCGGTGATCTTTGCAATAAATTTTTGACTATGCCGCAATCTGACTATGATCAAATTGTTGCTAATAATTGGGAATTTGTGAAGTATTTTGATCGTAAAGAAATTGCTAAACAATATCTTGAACTTGCTTATGGATTGTGTGCGGTTAAGGTTGGTAAGTTTGATCAATCTTTAAATGATACAGTCGACTCTGTTTGGAATAGACATTTTAAATTTGAAAAAAAACTGAACGTCACTAGCACGCTAGATGAGTTATTCGGTTGACTATATAATATGTTGGTTTGAATTTTTTACTCTGGAGTTAATATGCAATTAGAAGTATCAGTAGAACAACTACGAAAGAACAAACTGTTCGTAGCAACGCCAATGTATGGCGGTAGTGCTCACGGCATGTATGTTAAATCTTGCCTCGATCTTCAGTCCGTATGTTCACAATATGGCATCGAGGTTCGTTTCTCGTTTATCTTTAACGAATCACTCATTACTCGCGCCCGCAATTATCTTGTAGATGAGTTCCTTCGCGCAGAAGGCTTCACTCATATGCTCTTTATTGACGCAGATATTCATTTTGATCCGCGTGATGTAATCGCAATGCTTGCTCTTGATAAAGAGATTATCGGTGGACCATATCCAAAGAAGTCCATCAAGTGGGGAGCAATTAAAGAAGCAGTCAAGCGTCATCCTGAAATCAGCACTGGCGATATGGAAAAACTTGCTGGCGATTTCGTCTTCAATCCAGTTCCTGGCACTGAGAAGTTCTCTGTTGCTGAACCAATTGAAGTTCTCGAGATTGGTACTGGATTCATGATGGTCAAGCGTGAAGTGTTTGACAAGTTCAAAGAAAAGTATCCGCAACTCCGTTATCGTCCAGACCATGTTGGTCAGGCAAACTTCGATGGTTCGCGTTACATCCATGCTTACTTCGATACAGTTATCGACAGCAAGGAAAATGGTGGCAAGGGTTCAGATCGTTACTTGTCTGAAGACTATATGTTCTGCCAGTGGTGGCGTAACATGGGCGGTCAGATTTGGTTGTGCCCATGGATGAAGACGCATCACATCGGTACATATGCATTCACTGGTGATATGCCAGCAGTTGCAAACTACGTCGGCTCTCTCTAATAGAGATATTTTGTTATGATAGTTGGACTTGTAGGCTTTATTGGGGCAGGTAAAGGCACAGTTGCAGATCTCTTGGTAGATCGTCACGATTTTGTCAAAGAGAGTTACGCAAACAGTGTCAAAGATGCTTGCGCTACAATCTTTGGTTGGAATCGTAGTATGCTCGAAGGTGACACTCCAGGCTCAAGAGCATGGCGTGAACAAGATGATAAGTGGTGGTCTGAAAAACTTGGTAAACCATTTTCGCCAAGACTAGCACTCCAACTAATGGGCACAGAGGCAGGGCGGGATGTTTTTCACCCTGACCTCTGGGTTCATACTGTGATGCGTCGCTGCGAACTAGCACCATGGCATAACTATGTCATTGCTGATGTTCGTTTCCCAAATGAAATTGATGCAATCAGAAAATCTGGTGGCAAAGTCATTCGCGTTCGTCGTGGCGATGATCCTGAGTGGTATAAACTTGCTTATGATTGCAATACATTCAATCAACAAGAAGTAATGCGTAATGCATATCCTGAAGTCCACTATTCTGAGTGGGCATGGGTTGGTCAATTTACAGACATTACGATGGACAATAATTGTGATTTAGATACATTGACCATAAGGGTTGATAAACTAGTTGATTCGTTATATAATAATCGTGTTGAAGCAAATGAGGTCGTTAATTATGAAACTATCTGAAGATACTGTGAACGTCCTGAAGAATTTTTCAGGAATTAATCAAAGCCTACAATTTAAAGTTGGTAACACTCTTAAAACTATTTCCCCCCTCAAAACAATTTTTGTTGAGGCTACGGTCAACGAAAGTTTCCCGCAAGAGTTTGCCATTTATGATTTGAATAAACTCTTGGCAAAGGTTTCGTTGTATAAGGAAGCCGAGTTGTCGTTTGATGACGACAAGGTAAATATCAGCACTCAAAATAAAAAGAAGTCTGATTACATCAAGTATTGTTCACCTAAAGTTATCGTTGTTCCGCCTGAGAAGACAATCGCGCTTGGTGATGCTGATTGTTCGTTCAGTCTTTCGCAAGAAGATCTTGATTGGATGCGAAAGAGCGCAGGTATTTCTGGCTCGCCAAACTTTGTATTTGAGAGCGACGGCACCACGATTTACTTTATCGCAACTGACGTTAAAGATGATGCTGCTGATCAGTCTAAGATTGAGATCGGCACCGTTGAAGACGGTAACAAGTTCCGCGTTGTAATGAAAGTCGAAAACTTCAAGTTGCTTGAAGGTTCGTATGATGTTGCGATTGCTAAGAAGGGTCTTGCGCAGTTCAAGCATAAGTCCGTCCCGATCACTTACTACATTGCAATCGAAGCAGCCAGTTCAACATTCGGAGAAGAAGAATGAAAGTAGATAAAGCAAAAGTTCTTGGATGTCTCCAGGAAATTTCAAACTCCCTCACTCGCATTGAAGCCGAACGAGATCTCATTAAAGAGATTCTCCAGAAGATGCAAGAAGAATGCGAGATTCCAAAGAAGTTGAGCCGAAAGTTGGCGAAAGTCTATCATAAGCGTTCTTATGAAGAAGAAGTGGCAGAGCAAAACGATTTCGTTGAAGTTTACGAAATCGTGGCTAAATAAAACTATGGGGTGCGGCACTCTTTGCCGACGATACTATCCGCCAGACTGCTCATCGTGGGGATTCACCTCCTCCACCCCATTCTTTCTTTGAGGTTATATTATGCATAAATCTGAATTGCCTATTTTGATCATAATTCTATTGACTGCAATTTTTGCTCTTGTGAACACATACTTCCATTGGATTCCATATTCTGCACCCCCAGTCATGTTGATGCTGGGTATTGCACTTTATTCAATCTGGGAGCACAAGTATGGCAACAAGACGTAATTTCTTCAAGTATCTTGGTCTTGCTGGCGGTATTGCTGGTGGTGGCGTAGTTGCCGCCGCAGCCGTTTTGCCAGACACAGAACGAGCAAAGTGTATAAAAGAAATTGAATCTACTGGTTACAATGGCAAATTAGCCATTGGTGCTGAGTATGGTAAACTGCGTCCAACGGAACCTAATACCTTCCATTTTGGACCGCAGTTTGTTCCTGGAACTCAAAGACATGTAAAAGCAAGTATGACCGTCGGACCAGATGGTGAAATGTACTTGCTTACAAATGGTAAATGGCGTAAGATAGTAACTGAGTGACAAGGAATTTTATATTATGAATACTGAATTGACTTACAAGAAAACACCACATGCAGTTTGTAATACAATTTATGGAACAACAGGTATAGACTTGGTTCATGCATGGTGTTTTGAGAGTGGCAATATTGATGATCGTTTGGTTAAAAGATGGATACCTAAAGCGCAATGTTATGTGAAGGCTGGTTTACAAGATTTGCCAGATTATTTGTTTAAAGATTCAGATGTCAGAAAATGTCATGTGGATGTCTGGAACGAAAAATCTAAAAATCATAAAAGGTATGGAAAGTTTCTAACCAATTTTGAACTGCAACAATTTCTTAAGGAGGATAAAGCAAACAAAGTTGCGTCTGATCTTCTAATTAATAGTTTCGAGTGACAAGGAGTTTTATATTATGGTTGAAGCATTGTGGGTTGAAAAATACCGCCCTCATACTATTGCCGATTGTATCCTTCCAGAGGAATACAAAAATACTTTTCAGTCGTATGTAGATCGCAAGGAGATTCCTCATCTTCTTCTCTGCGGTGGTCCAGGTGTCGGCAAGACTACAGTCGCAAAAGCATTGTGTGATGAAATTGGTTGCGACTATTTAATGATAAACGGTTCGGATGAGTCAGGCATTGACACATTCCGAGTTAAGATTAAAAACTATGCAAGTTCAATGTCTCTCGGCGGTGGTAAGAAAGTCATCATTATCGATGAAGCAGATTATCTGAATCCAAACTCAACTCAGCCAGCCATGCGTGCTGCGATGGAAGAGTTTGCTCATAACTGCACTTTCATCATGACT